CTTTGTCTCCCGAAGGAAACACACCATGGCCGCGAACGATTTCTTTTACGCCTCGCTCCCGTCGGAGCAGGACATCGCCTGCAAGAACACCGACGTCACCGCCATCGCGGCGGGCGACGTCGTCAAGAGCGACGCCACCAACGTCGTGAGCGGCACGCAGCCGACCGTCGGTGTGCTCCAGGGCACCGTCGCGGCGGTGAACCTCGTCGGCGTCGCGATGGAGGCCATCGCCGTCGGTAAGACCGGCCGCGTGCGGCCGCTCGGCCCCGTCGTGCAGTGCGTCGCCTCGGCGGCCATCACCGCCGGCACCCACGTCGCTGCCGCCGCGAGCGGCAAGGTCGCGACGCAGACCGCTGGGCAGACTCAGCTCGGCCTCGCCCTCACCGCTGCCGGCGCGAACGCGGACAAGGTCCTCGTCATGCTCTTCGGCGCCAAGAACGCCTGACCAAGAAGGACCCAAGAAAATGACTACCCGCACCGTCGCCCTGAAGAACCCGGATGGCAGCATCCGCGGCAACCTCGAGATCTCCACCGGCCGCATCGTTGGCCCCTCGGGCGAGACGCTCGAGCGCCTGACGCCGCTAGGCGATCACGACGCCATGCTCGCGGACTACGCCGCGACCTACTACCACGCGAACATCGCCCGCCAGGTCGGCGGTCCCGTCATGATGAACGCGGGGCAGTCGGACGAGCGCCTCGTCACGATGGATCTCGGCCAGGGCGACGTGCACATCGACGCCGCGCTGCCGAACTACGCCGCGGGCTACAAGCTCGCGTCGGGCTGCGCCGACATCGCCATGCCGGCCGTCGTCGTGCCGAAGGCGTCGAACAAGTTCTTCACCTGGGACACGGTCAACGCGTTCAAGCGCGTCATCCCCAACGGCGGCACGTCGGGCGGTCTCGTCCCCGAGATCAATCCGACGCTGAGCTCGGCGTCGTACTCGACGGTCGAGTACGCGCTCGGCGCGTTCGTCCCGACCCAGGTGCAGGCGAACGCCGACGCGCCGCTCAAGCCCTACCAGGCGGCGGTGAACCGGATCATGAACGCGCTGCTCCTCGAGCGCGAGATCCGCGTCGCGACGCTGCTCCAGACCTCGGGGAGCTGGGACGCGTCGGTCGTCACCACGCTCGCCGCGGGCGCGAAGTGGAACGGCGGCGCGAGCTCCGACCCCATCTCGGACCTCCACACGATCATCGAGGGCTCGGCCATGCCGGTGACCGGCATCGTGATGTCGGAGCGCACGGCGCACTCGTTCCAGCGCAACGCGAACGTCCAGAAGTACACCGGGTACAAGAACGGCATCGCGCCGCTCCCGAACATCTCGGACTTCGCGGCGGTGCTGAACCTGCCGCCGATCTACCAGGCGAACATGAAGTATTTCGCCAGCGGCACGACCCTGTCGTACGTCTGGGGAAACCACGTCGTTCTCCTGCACTCGCCCCCGCAGAACCCGCCCACCACGCAGGACGAGGTCGCTTCGGCGTACACGTTCCGTTGGAACGGCGGCGACGCGCCGGACGGCTCGATGTCGGCGGGCTTCCTCGTGCGGACGTACTACGACCCGAAGCGCGGCTCGCGCGGCGGCAACATGGTCGTCTGTGTGCACAACGACGCGGAGGTCATGACCTCCACGCTCGTCGGCGGGCTCATCCTCAACGCGTGGCAGTGAGCGTGGCTGCTGACGACAAGAAGGCGGCTCCGGCCGCCTCCTATCGCGTCATCCAGGGCTCGGTGTCGCAGGGCATCGACGCGAACGGAGACCGCAAGGTGCTCCAGGTCGGCGACGTCTTCACGCCGTCGCCGGCCGACGTGGCGCTCATGCTCGCGGTCGGCGTCATCGAGGCGGTGTAACCCATGGCCTACATCACGCAGGCGGACCTCGAGAATGCGCTCGGCGTCAACGTGGTGTTGGCCATCTTCGACGACAACGCGGACGGTGTAGTCGGCGCGGCGCCCATCGCGGCGTGCGTCGCCTACGCTTCCGCGCAGGTCGACGCGTTCCTCGCGGGCACCTACGCCATCACGCTCCCCATCGCGTCGCCTCCGGACGTGGTGAAGTTCGCCGCGGTCGACTTCGCATGCGCGTACGCGATGCGCCGGCGGCCGGACATCGTCCGCGCCATGAGCGAGAAATCGTGGAGCGACTTCCACGAGGCTGCGGTCTCGAACATGAAGCTTTACGCCTCGGCGCTCGAGCGGCTTCCGGTCGCGACGGGAGCTCCGGCGAACGTCGGCGGGGCGACCGTGTCTATGTCGAGCGCCGTCATCAGCGCGAACAGCGACGGCACGCCGAACATGGGCGACTTCTGATGGCCGTCGACGCTGCCGCCACCATCGCGGCTCTCCACGTTGTCGAGCGCGACATCATAGCGGCGGCGCGGCAGGCCTTCGGGCAGAGCATCGCATTCGCGGCGGAGCTCGCGCGCACGACCACCGCCTTCAAGGACGGCCCGAACGCGTCGCTCCGGGGCTCGATCCGTCGAGTCATGCGGAACGACTGGTCGGGCTTCGTGATTGCCGGCGGTCGAGGGGCCCGCCACGCACTCTTCGTCGAGGACGGCACGAAGGCTCACGAGATCCGCCCGAAGCGCGTGGGGAGCGTCTCCTCGCGCCGCAGGGCGGGCAAGGCAATGCCGCCGCTTCTGCGCTTCCAGATCAATGGCCGGTGGGTCTCGGCGAAGGTCGTGCACCACCCCGGCACCAAGCCCACGCACTTCATGCTCGACGCGCGCAACCAGGCCGAGACGGCGCTGTTCCGCTTCGTCGAGGCCGGCGTCAGCAGCGCGATCGGAGCGTAGACCCCATGGCACTCGAGCGCGGCGCCTTCCAGTTCGGTGCGGCGACGTTCCCGCTCACGGTCGACACGACGCAGCCGCTCCTGCAGGACGCCGACCCGGCGGTCTACTGGACGCTCAAGCTCCTCGCGGCGACGCTCGAGACGTACGTGGGGCCGCGCCTGGTCGCGCAGGGCGCGCTCACCGGCTTCAACCTGCCGGGCGCGGTGGTCATGACGACGGCGTCAGACCCGTCGCCGTTCCTCCTGGCGGACCAGTTCAAGTTCCCTTTGCTCTGCCTCTACCGGCAGCAGGACGTGTGGGACGAGCAGACGATCACATCGGACCGCTCGACGTCGACGTGGCAGTTCGCCTACGTGCTTCCGCCGCTCAACTCGCGGCAGATCGAGCAGCTCCAGCCCATCCTCCGCGCCGTGTCGGTGACGTTCCGGCGCGTGCTGCACATGGGCTGGGACCCGGCGTTCCGCGCGGGCGAGAACGTGTGGGCCACGGCTGGCATCCAGAAGGCCCGTCTCGTCACCGCGACGTACGGCGGGTACGAGCGCATCGACGCGCTCAACGACTTCTACCGCGCGCTCACGGGCACCATCACGGTGCTCGAGCACGAGCGCCCGGTGCCGACCGCGTTCGACGCGTTCGCCGGTGCAGACCTCGGCATCGACGTGCGGTCGACCGACGGGACCGACCTCGCCGACGTGGTCGACGTCAACACGTACGCGGCCCCGACGCTCACCTCGGTCTCCCCGACGGCGGCGAGCTCCGCGGGCGGCACGACGCTCACGCTCACCGGGACGGGCTTCCGCGTCGGCACGCGGCCTCGCGTCACGTGCGACGGCGCGGTGGCAGACCACGTGCTCGTGGTGAACGACACGACGATCACGTGCAAGGCGCCCGCGCACGCGGCGCAGCCCACGTTCCTCTCGGACATCACGATCATCGCAGCCGACGGCCAGAGCGCATCGCTCTCCGCGGCGCTCACCTTCTCCTGACGTAGCCCGCGCATCGACGCGGCGAAACGACGGCTCCGGCGCCGTCGAGAGGACGACCCATGGCAGACGACAAGGCTCGCGTGCTCGCGCGCGGCTCGGCGGCGGTTCCCGACTTCGACGCGATGGATCGCGAGCCCGCGCTGCGCCGGTCGATCGGCCGTCGCTACGAGCAGCTCCCGAGCGGCGACTACGGCTACGTGCCCACGGGCGCCGTCGAGCTCGTCGGCAAGCGCACGGAGATCGCCCGCGCCATCGCGGACGGCGACCTCTGGCCCGCCGACCAGGCCACGGCCGACTGGGCCGAGTCGCTCACCCGCGCCGGCGTCGTCTTCGACCCGACCTTCGGCAAGGCGGCATCGCCCGCCACCATCACCACCGCATCGGCTAAGGCCGAGAAAGAGAGCTCCTCGTGAGCGACATCGTCCTTGCGGGCCTCGCGGCCAACGACCCGGTCCCCAACCCGGCCTACGTCGAGCTCAACTTCGCGCAGGGCGTGTCGTCCGGCGACGCGTCGGCGTACGAGGTGCTCCTCCTCGGCAACAAGACGACCGCGGGCTCCGCCATCGTCGACACCGAGGTCTACGGCCCCGACTCGCTCATCCCGATGCAGACGGAGGCGGACGTCATCACGCTCTTCGGCTCGGGCTCCGAAGTGCACCGCATGTGGCGGCGCTTCACGAAGATCAACAAGGACACGACCCTCCGCGCCATCGCCGTCACCGAGAGCGCTGGCACCGCCGCGAGCGCGACGTGCGTGCTCACGACCACGGCGACCGCGAACGGTTCGGTTCGCATTTGGGTCGGCGACGAGTTCGTCGACGCGTCCGTGACCAGCGGCGACGTCATCGCGACGGTCGGCGCGGCGATGGCCGCGGCGATCAACTCGATGACCGCTTGGGCGGTCACGGCGGCCTTCGTCACGGCGACGCTCACGATCACGGCCAAGCAGAAGGGCCTGCGCGGCAACGACATCCGCTACCAGATCGCAGGCACGCCCGGCATCGGCACCACGTTCTCGACGGGCGCGACCGACACGGCGCTCGCGGGCGGCGCTACGGCGGACAGCAACGCCGCGGCGCTCACGGCCATCCTGCCGGACCGCTACTACTACATCGTCAGCGCCGCGAGCGACGCGACCCAGGTGGGCGCGCTGCTCACGCAGGTCAACTCGCAGGCGCTCGCGACGACCGGCATCCGTCAGCGCGTCTTCACCGCCTCGACGGACACGCTCGCCAACGCGATCACGTTCGCCACGGGCCTCAACGGCGCGCGCGCCGAGTGCGTCTGGCACAAGTCCGCCGACTGGACCCCCGCCGAGCTCGCCGCGAACCATGCCGCGATCATGAGCGCGCTCGAGGTGAAGCCGAACCCGCGCACGAACTACTGCAACTTCGGCCAGCGCTCGGCCGACCAGACGTTCTGGGTGGTCCCGCCGCAGCGCCTCACGTCGGCGCGTCCGACGCGTTCGGACATCAAGAGCGCGCTCAACAACGGCCTCTCGCCCATCGGCGTCATCAAGAAGACGGCGAGCACGTACCTGTCGAACCGCATCACCACGCGGTCGCTGAACGGCTCGCAGCCCGACTACCGGATCCGCCCGGCGCACAAGGTCACGATCTGCGATTTCTTCTGCGACGACCTCGTCGCGGTGCTGACCACGCGCTTCGGCTCCAAGAAGATGGGCGACGACGTCCCGCAAGGCACGCCGCCGCTCAGCTCGGACTTCGTGACGCCCGATCGGATGCGCGGCGCCATCAACGGCGTCATCGGCCAGTACGACTCGAACGGGCTCTGGCAGCCCGGCGGCGCGGCTCGGATGAAGCTCACGATGGACGTTCGCCGAGGCATCGCGCCGACGACGCGCATGGGCATCCGCATCAACGCCGAGCCGGTCGACAACTTCGAGCAGGGCGCGGTCCAGGTCAACCAGATCGCGTGACGCACGGGCGGCGCGCAGGCGCCGCCGCATGACTCGCAGACAGGTGCGCGTCGGCGCCTAGCCGCGGCAACGCGGGCAACAACCGGAACGGCGTCCCTGCAGCACGCCCCGGACGACGACCTCTCCTCCTCCCGAAAGCGAGACCACGATGGCCGATCCGCAGCTCTATAGCCTTATGTACGTCCTCGCGGACTCCTCGCTGCTCAGCGAAGAGGCGTCCGTCTCCGTGAGCCGCGAGACCGGCTCGAGCCCGTCGAAGACGGTCGCCAAGGGCTACGCGGGGGAGACCCCCGGCGCGGCCATGATCGAGCTCGACGTGACGAGCATGATCCCCGCCGTCGGCATCGAGTTCAACGCGGGCAAGTACATGTCCACGATGACGCCGATCGAGATGGGCCTGCTGAGCCACGGCCAGCAGCTCACGTTCAAGGGCTTCATCATCTCGGACTCGTTCAAGCACTCGGTCAACTCCGAGAGCGCGTACGACTTCAAGGTGCGCGGCGCGTTCGCGGATTTCGCCTGATGAGCGCCGGACCTCCCGAGGACGTCAACGCGTCCGACCTCTGGCTCGCGCTGACCGCACTGCCGCGGCCGCACCGGATCGTGCCGATGCCGCGCAACCTGCCCGGCACGGACATCCCCGTCGGCGAGCTCGCGATGTGGCCCCTCACGCAGGAGGAGCACCACGAGAGCAACGCGATGGCCGAGGACTTCGTCAAGAAGTTGCTCAAGGAGACCGCGAAGAAGGACGAGGCGAACTTCGGCTACGCGAACCTCTTCCAGAACGAGATCGCGGTGCAGCAGCTCTGGCGCGCGTGCCGAGACCCGAAGAACCTCGATCGCCCCGCGTTCCCATCGCCCAAGGCGCTGCGTCATCGCGTGACGAGCGACGAGGTCGGCGTCCTCTACAACCACTTCCTGACCACGCAGGTGGAGCTCGGCCCCATCGTCACGCGCCTCGACGACGCCGAGTACGAAGGGTGGGTGAGGAAGCTGGCCGAGGGCGGCAAGGCGTTCCCTTTCGATTTGCTCTCCTGGGATCTCAGAACGACCCTGGTGCGTACTATGGCGTCCCAGCTTGTCGCCTCCTGGACGGCCACATCCTCTGCTGGATCGCCGCCCGAAAGCGACACGACGAGCTCCGGCGAACCGCCGCAAAGTGACTCCTGAACAGCGGGCCATCACGGCGACGCTCTGACCCGAAGCAGGCACGCCATGGCCATCCCGCCCGTCACCATCGAGTTCCTCGCCCGCGGGGTGCCGAACGTGGCGGCGTCGATCCGCAACGTCTCCACGACGCTCGCACGCGCCGAGCAGCAGGCGTCGAGGGACGCAGAGCGCGGCGCTCGAGCGCGCGAGCGCGCGGCGACGCAGGAGGCGAAGGCAAAGATCGCCGCGTACAAGCTCGCCGACCGCGAGCAGGCGAAGGCGATCGACCAGGCAACGCGGGCCGCGGAGCGTGCAGCGAACGCAGGCGTGCGCGCGGCGCAGCGCGCGGAACGCGAGAAGGTCCGCGAGGTCGAGCGCGCGGAGAAGCAGAAGCAGGCCATCCGCGAGCGCTCGGCCACGATGGCGGGGCAGTACGCCGCTCGCATGGCCACGAAGGAGTCACGCGCCGCAGCTCGTGAGGGCGCGGCGCGTGACCGCTACACCAACGCGATGGTCGGCGCCGCGGGGCAAGGCGTCGCGAACGGCGCGCGGCGCGTGGGCTCGGTGGCCATCGGGCTGGCGAGCACGGCGGCGTCGCTCGGCGGCGGGTTCAGCATCGCCGACTCGGTCTCGCAGGAGGTGCGGCTTCGCGGGCAGGCGGCGACGATCTCCGCATCGTCGATGCCCGACGCGACGGGCAAGCGCATGACGACCGCCGAGATCATGAAGGCGGCGCGCGCGACGGCGATCCGGCAGTCGATGGATCCCGAGGAGGTGCTCGCGGGGATCGGCAAGTTCAAGGACCTGACGGGCGACACGGCGCGCGGCGTGGCGCTCATGCCGCACATCGCGCAGCTCGCGACCGCGTTCGGCGCGAACGCCTCCGAGCTCGCTGAAAACGCCGGAAATATCAGCTCGTCGTCGCCGGGGATGAGCAACGACGACGTCATGAAGCTCCTGCGCGTGCAGACGCAGCAAGGCGCGGTCGGCGCCGTCGAGCTGAAGGACATGGCCGTCCACGGCGCGAGGCTCACCGCGGGCGCGTCGCTCTTCGGGGGCGACCGCGCGACGAACATCGCGACCATGGGCGCGTTCGCTCAGGTGGCGCGCCAGCACGGCGGCGCTGCGTCTCCCGCCGAGGCGACGCTCGCGGCGCAGCGGTTCGCGACCGACGTCGCGAAGCATCACAAGGGCATCGAGGCCGCCGGCATCAAGGTGAGCGACGGCAAGGGCGGTCTGCGCGCGGCCGACGAGATCGTGAAGGACATGCTCACGAAGAGCGGCGGGGACGTCCTGAAGTTCGGCCAGTTCGGGCTTGGCGAGCGCGGTAACAAGGTGCTCACCGGCTTCGCGGACATCTACAAGCAGGGCGGCGGCGGCGCGAAGGGCATGGCCGCGGTCAACGGCGAGCTCGCGAAGTACACGAGCGGCGTGAGCGACGCGGACATCGAGGTTCGCGAGCGCGAGCGGCTCGGCGAGGTGGACAAGCAACTCACCGGCGCGATGAACGCGCTCCGCATGGCCGCCGGCGAGCAGCTCCTGCCGGTCTTCCTCGAGATGCTGCCGGCGCTCAAGCAGATGATCCCGCTGTT